ATCAACTTAGCTATTTTCTCGGCACTTGCGCCATTTAGTTTGACTGTGTTCATATTATTAGTTACTAAATTTATATGTAATCTCGCACTACTTATCCTGCTACCTTGTACCCATTCCCTAATAGCATTACCATTAGCTCTATAGAGTCCATCCAACCCGACAAACCTACTAGCGTTGCCTTGTCTTCACTCTCATACACTTTAATGTAGTGTTCACCTTTTGAATAGATTGTATTCATTGCAGTATATTAATAATTTAAATATAACTTATTTTTCTTGATAGTCTTCTTGTGCTTTCTCCTGTAGCTTTTCTGCTACTTTCAAAGCTTTCTTTAGTTTTTCAATTGTTATTGTTTCCTTACTGTCTATCTTTTGTAAACATAATCCCAATATAAAAAAAACATTACTATTACAGCCATCGACTGCACCTTCGAAAGCCTTGTTTAATTCTGATTGCCTCATATCTTTATGTTTATTAACTTATTTCACTTTATCAATATTACCACAATATCTAACAGATGTAAAGTAATATATATCAATATCAATAAGGCAATGAAACTAATTATAATGCTTATGTGCTAAGTGTTGAGGTCGTGTTGCTCTAACTAATCTCGCCGTTATTCCCCTACTACCATGTATTGTTCTCCTTATAAGCATAGACAGGTAAAGGAAGGTATTTTACCTACTAACAGGCACCAACAAGACCACAACCACCATTCCCGCCGAGTCTACCCTGCTCCCTGTTATCCCTTATATAGATACATATAAGTACCTATAAGTAACCATTAGACCTACAGGCAACCTATCATGACAGTGTGTACCCGCCACAAATCCTTTAAAAGCCCTCTAATCCAGCCAAATCCAGCCCAAACAGACAAGAAACCTGCCGAGACATGCCCTGCCGTGCTGATATCATTCACTAAAAGACCACACAGGGACGCTTAATGTGGGGGTACGGCGTGGCACGGCGTGAGAACCCGCTGGTAGTAAGGGGTAAGGGGGTAGGGGGTGCATAAAGTCCCGCCATTAAAAGAAGGAAGGTAGGGTACCCCCCACGCTCAGAATATAGGGATAAGGAAGTACACAAAGAGGTAAGAAACCCTTTAGGTAAGGGGGAATTAGGGTATAGTGCGGGAGGAGTAGTCAGAGAGGGGGATTATGTACCCACAAGCATTGACAGGTTGTAGCTACAAGTGTAGAATGTAGCCACATTAAAGATATAACGATACGTTTAAGAATAAGTGAAGAATTGCGTGAAAAGCTAGACCAGGACAGGGGTTCTTTAAGTATTAGCGAGTATATAAGAGGATTGATAGATGTAGCCACAAGTGTAGCTACAAGAGAGGATGTAGCTACAGAGGAAGAGGTAGTTGTACCCACAGTAAAGGGGAAGGAGTTCAAGAGTTATTTTAAGGGATAAGTTTAGTAAATAAGGTCATGGAAGAGGGAGTTTACTTAAAGGACGGGATACTGAGAATATACGAGGGGGATGGTTATTACGACACGGATATTAGTTATGAATTAGACAAGGTGGTTAGGGTCAAGGAAGAGGTAGGGGTTAAAGGAGGACATATAGGTTGGAGTATTTATCACAAGAAATTGGACGGTGGAGAGTGGGTAGTAAGAGAAGACCAGATGGGCAGAAAGAGCAAGAGGTTGATGAAGGAGTTGCAGGGTTTGGTCACGGAGAAGAAGTTGGACATAGAATTAGATGTAGAGAAAGGTGTTGTGGCTAGGTGTTATTAAATTTATACACTATTAATATGTTAAGAATAGAGTTGAGTGGGGATGTGTGGGAGTTGACCCAGAAGAAGGGTGACGGGGTGTGGACATTTACGATTAACGTTAATGAGGTGCCTACTTACGGAGGTATTAGTCCTTTTAGGTTCAGTTACAAGTCATTCAGGGAGTATATAGACAAGACATACATTGGTAACGAGGCTGTTGAGGATGAGTGTATGAAGATTGAAATTGATGAGATTCTGAGGGAGAATAAGCTAGAGAAGTGTAAGAGAGGGGCGATTAAGGTGTCGATAGTAGGGTTGATGGTGATAGTGTGTTTAATTTTAATAGATTTTCTTAGCTAAGTTTTTACTGCTCAGTAATGCTAGTGCAATGGAGGTATAAGATACGTGGCAAGTTTGGAGTATTAGACGGCACGTTAATTGAGGGCAAGATGCTCGAAGACATCATTCACAGCAAACCACGCCCTAACAGATTCTTTATTTACAGAGCTTCCAAAAGAAAGTATGATTATGTTGATTACACAGGAGTATTCAAGGGCAAAGAAGTAGAGCCTTCGTTTACTACACTGATGTTAGAGTTTTTGGGTTATATAAGCTACATTGACAACCAGGAGTGCAATGGCAGAGTCTTTAAATAATAAAATCAAGCATTACAAAGCCTCTCAGGGCCTCAGTGTGTGGGATGATAAAAGCATTTCCAGGGAGTGTAGACGGCTAGAAAAGAAGTTGGGGATTGACAAAGTAGAGCCTAAACAGTACAAAATGCTTAGAAAGATTGGAGAAGAACTGAAGCTTGGAGAGAAGCCAGACTTGAGCTCTTGTGCAAGATGGGCAGGTTATCCAGAGTGGAAAGTGAAAAGGCCAGAAACCTCTATTTTAAGGGATATAGACACCTCTTTGTTTAGTGAATTAGTAGGTATAAACAGGAACGAAATAGAAATGGAGCTTATTAAGGTAATGAAACAGGATGAAAACCTTACAGCTAAGAACAAAGCACTAGATTTAGCAGCCAAAATATCAGGAATGGCTGAAACAGAGAAGGGAGTACAGATTGCCGTGATTAACGGAGGTATAGGAGTAGCAGACTAAAATCAACTAAAGAACTATGGGACGCAAGAGAGTATTTACAGTAACAGAAGTGAGCAGAAAACCTTCTTTAATGAGGACAGCCTTACCTTTTGACGTAACAAACGACGGATTAGTGATAGCTACAGTCTCAAGACCTAATGGAGTATGGAGAGAGTGTGAAAAGTGTGGAGAAAACACTAAGAATATAATAGAGTACCGTGATACCAAGGCAGGAAAGTGGAAAAATATAATATTATGCGACAAATGTTCAGACGAATTACTTTAAAAGAATAAAGCATGCCCAAGCACTCAGTAGAAATAAAGGACTTGAAGATTAGTTTTGATGGTAAAAACATCTACGACCCACTCCCACCCCAGATGAGATTTCATCAATCACCTGCAAAGTACAGGCTATTTGGTGGTTCTGCTGGTGGTGGTAAGAGTTACGGCATTATTGGTGAGGCTATCATGAGGAGTATGAAGTACGAATTCCCTACAGTAGGGTGTATTTTCCGACGAAGTTTCCCTGAGCTAGACGCTACAGTTATTAGAACGATGTTAGACATTTTGCCTACATGGTTTTACAAGTATAACCAGAGCCAGCATATTATGACCCTTAAAAACGGCTCACTTATTGAGTTTTGTTATTCTGAGAGTGATGCTGATGTTACAAGATACCAGTCACGAGAGTGGGACTGGATAGGAATAGACGAGCTGACCCACTTCACAGAATTCCAGTGGACTTACTTAATGTCTCGTATGAGAACTACTAAACCTATCAATACCAAGTTCTTTGGTGCTACAAACCCTGGTGGTAGAGGGCACTCTTGGGTTAGAGATAGGTGGGTCAAAAAGATTTGTGCTGATGATAATTATGACCCGAAAGAGTACGATTTTGTTCCAGCAGGGGTGATAGACAACCCTTATATTATGAACAACAACCCTGATTATATCGAACAACTTAAGATGCTCCCTGAGAGTGAAAGAAAGGCTCTATTATATGGAGACTGGGATATCTTTGAAGGCATGTTCTTTACAGAGTGGAGTCCTACCAGACATATTGTGGCTCCTTTCGATATACCAGGAGATTGGAAGATAATCATGGGAGTAGACGACGGTACAGCAGCACCAAGGAGTGTTCACTTGTACGCCATAGATAAAGACAGGAGAGTATGGTGTATCTGGGAATACTATAAGGCTGGGGAGAACCTTCCTGACGCTGCAAACAACATTAAGAGGAAATTACAGGAGGACGGATACTGGGATAGAATACATAAGTGTGTTGTTGACCCATCAATGAAAAGAGTGGATAGCCACACGGGCATAACCAGTGTAGAACTGTTAGAGAACATGGGTTTTGGATTCAAGGCAGGAAGTATAGAACTTGGTAATAATAATAGAGTAGACGGGTGGAGAATAATGAAAAGCTATTTGATGCACAAGCCTTACGAAGAGCCTATGTTGAAATATTTCAATACGTGTGGCAATATAATCAGAACTATACCTCAATTGACGTACTATCAGGCGAGGGGTGGTAGAGCTAGCAAGAAGGAAGATTTAGACTGTTTTATTAAAGGTATTAAGATTGATACTCTTACTGGAAAGAAGAATGTTGAGGATATAAAACTGGGAGATTATGTTCGTACACCGATTGGATTTCAAAGAGTGATAAAAGATGGCATAAGTGGGTTATCCTATGGAACTTCTTGGATTGAACTTTCAAATGGACAAAAATTAGAAGGTACTAAAAACCACAAGATATTCATAGAAGGAAAAGGGTTAGTAGAATTGCAAAATGCTAGTGTAGGTGATACACTACAGTCGAGGAACATATATTTATGGAAACAAAAAAAGTCTGGTATAAGGGGATATTATATTGTAGATATCCTAGTCGTGGGTATTATAGTCCAAATGGTAGCTATATTAAAAAAGGTTACACCTCGCTTCATAGGCAAGTGTATATCGATAATTATGGAGAGATTCCAAAGGGCATGGCGATACACCACAAGGATAGTGACCGAGATAACAATAGTCCACAAAATCTTGAACTTCTTGAAAACAGAGTACACTGCAAACTCCACTTTAAGCAAAGAAAAGATTTACAAAAGAAACTTAGAAAATGGAGAGATTCTAAAGAAGGAAAGGAAACCCTCAGAGATAACGCAAGAAAGATGCTTAAAAGAACACCAGAAGTATCCTGTGCGTGCAGCCATTGTGGAGAGTCTTTTAGAACAAAGAAAATCCAGCAGAAATATTGCTCTAAAAAATGTCAGTACCTTCATAGAGTATCTATCCAGGAACCTAAAAGGTGTGAAATTTGTGGAAAAGATTTCCAAGCGATTGATAAAAGTGTTGTCACCTGTTCGTATAACTGTGGTTGGGAGTTGCGTAGAAGAAAAAATAGTATATAATTTGACAGTAGAAAATGCTAATTTATATTATGCAAATGGAGTGCTAGTTACAAACACTAGCCAAGAGGACCATGCAGCAGATGACAATAGGTACATGCTGATGTCTCTTGAAGAGCTACCTTCCCGATTCGGTGGTTCGGGTTCCAATATAGAAGTAGTAAAAAGGGAATACAAACCAAAATCTAGTTAATAAATAAATTTATATAAGTAGAAGTATGAATAAGTACATAGTTTATTTTGCCAAGAATTACAAAAGACCAGGACCACTTATGGTGGATTGGGATTATGAGTTGATTGGCGACAGGTTAAGAGGCGAGTTCGATGTTTATTTTGAGAAGCAAGAACAGTTAGCACAAGCAGGTGCAGGCAAGACAAAACAGCTGTTAAAGGGTGAGTATGTTCATAAGTTTATGATTTCTAAGAGAATCAACCTTGTAGATGACAAATCTAATGGGAATCTCAAATCTGTGTTTTTGTTAAGACCAGAGGAAAAAAAGGAGATAGATGAGCGTGCGAAGGTAAATTTGGCTAGTAGATATGAGTATAAGGTCAAAAAAAACTCAGATGGGACAGAAACTGAGCCAATTGGGTTCCTAAAGTTCGAATTAACTGAGGGTTCTGAGACAAAAGACGCAGAAAAGGAAGCAGCTTCTTTGCAAGTTGCAGGAAATGATATACAATATTTTAAAGAAGAAGAAGTCGAAACAAAGGAACTTTTCGCATGTGAAGTATGTGGAAAGGAATTTGATTCAAAGAGAGGGTTACATGCACACGGTTTAAGTCATAAAGGAGAAAAATAATGCGTGGAAACATATACATAGGGACACCAGTATCTACAGAGAATGTACAACCTGCTTTTTATAAGTGGTTTGAAGACATTAAAGAGAAGTACGAGTACAGGACCCTAGAAGTTAAAGCTGGAGAAATCCAGGTTGTTAGAGTTAGAACGCCAGTAGAGAGTATAAAAGTAGTAGAACATCTTAAATATGGCAAGATTACTTCAGACAGTTCTGGAGAGTTCCTAGAAAGAACATTCATACCAAGATATGATAGCGATAAAGATGAAATCATACTGGAACAATAAACTAATAATAAAATACAATGAAAAAGTCACTGCCCAAGAAGCGATACACAGCTGATGAGGCCAAATCGATTAAGCAAGTAAGAGATGCTTACGATGCTTCTCTTAAATCACTACAAAACAACTGTTACTGGGGTGAGACCTCTGGTGAGAGTTCAGACTGGTTCGAGAGATGGGATTATCAAGAGAAAGTGGCTATTGGGTGGAGTGAAACACCAAGTGCTGATGATTTTCAGTCTAATGTTAAGTCTCCTATGTCTTCAGGAAGAGTTGAGTCTACTATGCACAAGCTTAGGAAACTTAATATTCAATTTATTGTAAGACCAGACGATGCAAAAGACCCTAAAGATAAGAGAAAAGCTAGAGTAGTACAGGAGTTATTAAATAACCTATTCCAGAGAAAAGAATTTAAAGCTAGGCTTACAGAATGGTTTGAAGACTCATTGGTACACGGTTCTAGTTTCATGCACATACAGTATTTGACCAAGAGTAGAGACGTTAAGATGCCAGTGTTAGACCCTGAAGGGCTATCAGCAGAGGATAAGGATAAATTAAAGGCTGGAGACAGAGTTTATAAAAAGGAGACGATTTATGATTATGACGATATTTCCCTAGAGCCTACTAAGATTCAAGAGGTCTATATTGACCCATCTGCAAGAAGAGTCCACGGTACCAGTTACGAAGCTCAGACATTTATAAGAAGAATGTTACCTTCTATGGCACAGTTTAAGGCTACTTTTGAAAACGACCCAGATGCTAAGAATGTTAATAAGGTAAGACCAGTATCAAGTTATGTCGGGCAGGAAACAGAGTTCTTTGACCCACCACATGATATTGATGACGATGATTATGTTGAGGTTTTATACTATTATAATAAGGCAAAGGATAAGTATAAGGTAGTGGCAAATGATGTTTTAATAAAAGACATGCCTTTACCTTATATGCACAAGCAGATTCCATTTGCTAAGATTGATAACTATAGTGTGCTACACCAATTAATCGGTATGGGTATCCCTGACAGATTGAAGAATATTCAGTCCGAGGAAGAGGTATTAAAGAACATGGTCTATGACAGACTACATATTACATCCAATCCTATTATTAAGGTTAAGAAGAAAGTCTATGGAGAGTTCTCTAAGGCTTATCAAACAGCAGAACCAGGACTTATGGTACCTGTTGAGAACCAAGATGATGCTATGCCACTTGAATACCAGAGTATGAACTTTGATATGTTTAGAGGAATAGATGCACTAGATAGAGACGCAGTACTAGCTACACAGATTGACCCTATTCAAATGGGAGTGAACCAGAAGTATGTATCAGCAACAACAAGTATGCTTACCAAGGAACAAATGGATGGGTATATCGCAGCACTTATTGATAACTGGACAGAAGCATTAAACATGGTTGCTAAACAGTGTGTTTCACTTATGAGTCAGTTTTACACTGTACCTAGGGTTGAAGCCGCAGGAAAGACAGCAAGAAATAAGCATGTGAGACTTCTTGATATAGAGATTAACCCTGACACATTAGAGGTAATGGAGAAGAGAGGCAGTTACTCTTACTTAGAGATAAAGCCTGACTTCTTTAATATTAACGGAGACTGGGACATTGAGATTTCACCAGAGAGTGTAGAAGTACAAAGCCGAGCTATTGAAATGCAGAAATCACAGGCTGCTATAGCACAGCTTGCACCATTTATGGTAGACCCTGGGAATCCACAAAGTATGGCTATGAACCCAACACCATGGGTGAACGGACCAAAGATGTTGGAATATTACACCGAGACAAATGCAATTCCTAATGAGGTACTCGCAGTAGACGTAGAGGATGAGGATATAGCGATGGAAAGAGCTGAATTACAGAGTAAGATTATCTTAGAAGCAGAAAGACTACCTGGAATCCCAGGAGAAGGTGAAGCTCATAAGAGAGTACACCTAGGTCAGTTAAGAGTACTGAATTCTAAGATTTCTAAGATGCAAAAGAGGTTTGATGAGTTACCAGAAGAAATGATGCCAATGATAATGGACAAGACACCAGAAGGTATTAAATTTGGAAACACACTAGAAATAGCACAATTACTAGCAGAACACTTGCAACAGGATGACATGCCAAAGGTAGCAGAAGTGCAGGTAGCAAGCCAAAATGGACAACCAGAACCACCACAACAACAGCAACCATCAGTTCCTATGCCACCTGGATTAACACCAGCAGGAGGAGACCAACCACCTATGCCAGCAGCAGCCAATCAGCAGGATAATATGCCACAAGGTAGACCACCTATGGCACAATAATTTAACTTTATAAGTAGAAGTAATGAAGATTAAAACAGTACCTATGGAAAAGAGAGATGTCCAGAAACTCACAGGAGATGAGCTTGAAGCTTTAGTGGAGTTTAAGAAGTCTGGAGTATACGAGATTATTAATAAGCTTACAGAAGAGAGTAAGACAAGGAGAGCTTTCGAAGCTTTAAACGCTAATGATTTAAGAGATATTGCAGTACTTAGTGGGATTAATATTGGGTTAGACTTAGTAATTGATATAACAAACCGAGCCAAGGAAGAGTTGACAAGCCGCGGTGTTGAAGACAACGAAGTTGACAGCGAGGACGAATTAAAATAATATAGGAACACTCATGGATAAGCAGAAGCAGAAGAAGTTTGCTGAATTATATGAAAAGTTTGTTAAGAAGTGTGTGCAAGAGGGTATGTTCCCTGTAGCCATATTAAGAACAGATATTTCAGGAATAATTCCAGCTATAGACTTTTATGAGATGTCAGAAGAGGAGCAGAAAAACGCCCTCAGCTCTTTAAATAAGAAAAAGTAAATAAATTCTTAGAATTGAATATAATGGACGAGAACGTGCAAAACACAGATTCACAAACAGCCCCTATTGAGCCACAGACTGAGGAAGCCCCTCAAGAGGTTCAAGAGCACGCTGAAACTGAAGAAGTATCTACCCAGTCTTCCAGTGAGACTAACGTAGAAGTAAAAGAAACTGGTGACGAACAGACTGATACGCCTGATTCGGAATGGGAAACAGAGAAGAAAAGATTGAGCGGTAAAATTAGTAAGTTGGAGAAAGACAATAACGAGTATCTACAGGCGAAACAGATTTATGACGCCCTTAATAAGGCAGCTACTGTAGACCCTGAATTTCAGAGGCTAGCTAACAAGAAGTTGGTTGAGCAAGGATTGCTAGACGAGTCAGCAGTAAATCAACAGGCGACACAAACTACACCACAGGCAGGTAATACTTCTGTGCCTAG